AGGTTGGTTTCCAACAGACGGGTAGCAACGAATTGCAGCGCAGGCGGCACAATCATCTTGCGTGGCTTAGCGGCGATCAGCAGACCACGCTCATCAGTCCATGCAGCGATTTGAATCACAGCATTTTCCAGCGAGGTTTCGTTCAGATCAACACCAGTGGTGGGGCTGTTGTAGTTAACGCCGCCGTTGACGAGTGGGTGACCCACGCGTGCGCTGGAAGAGTTGACGCCAAACAACGACACACCGTCACCGCCGAGGTACGAACCGCTGAAGCCGTTATTGATAACGCCAGCAGCTTTGACCTGTTTGGTGTAGGCCATAGCGCGAGCCAGACCCTTGGTGTAACGAGCCGACAGACTGTCGTACAGGTTATCTTCGACCGCTTCTTCAGTGATCGAGAAGCCCAGAGCAATGGTCTCGTGGCTGTAACGTGCAGTGAAGGCTTCCTGCGCATTGTCATAAGCAATGGCTTGGCCCTCGTTCTTCACTGGTGCAGCACCGAAGCCAGACAGCTTGGTTTCTTCTTCAAACGAGCGCTCTGATTTCTCAGTCTCGTAGATTTCCTTGTGCTCTTCGCCGTAGCGAGCATATTCCAGACCAAACAATGCGTTCAGGCCGGGGAGCAGTTCTTTAAGTAGTTGTGCGCGTGAAATTGCCATGATTTAGCTCCTTAAACACCGAGTGGGTTGGAATACGAATGGGCCACTGGGTTGAACTTAACCAGCACATCGGTGAAGGCGTCGCCAACAGTCGAGAAGCCTTGCATGTCCACGAAGCCAACAACGCGAAGAGCCCAGCCGGTGGTCGCAGCAGCAGAAGAGCCGATGATGATTGCCGAGTTGGAGTTGCCAGTAATAGTGCTACCTGTGGAGGTGGACTGAACAGCGTTCAGGTACACGTTAGCGCCCAAAGCAGCTTGTGCCACGGGGCCGACAGATTGAACTTGGAACACAGCACGGTCGTCGTCAATAACGTATGCAGTGATGGCAGTGCCAGCAGGAGCAACGTAGTTGGCGGGATAGAACTGAGCGTAGATCACCTGACCTTGCGAATTTACGTAGGAGCAGCCGACGAAAACGCCGATTGTGCCTGCCGGAAATGGCGTAGCCGCAATACCATTGGTAGTGACAATTTCCAGAAAACCGCTAGTGTTAATAGCAACAATACTTCCGTTGAAGATATTGGTGTTGTAACCCGCAGGGTTAATCAAAAACTGACGCGTGCTACCGGAATAAGGTAGACCGCCCAGTTCGTTGACGGCTTTAAGGCCGTAGGGGGATGCAGTTGATGCCATGAGGCACTCCTTTATTTAGAACCTGAACCAAATCCTTGTCCGCGACTGGCTGTTGACTTGCGGTCAGCAAACAGCGGCATCCGAGGGTCGTTATTTCGCATGAAGTGGTTGTCCACCGAGTCCATCTGGTTCTGAGCTTGTTGGTTGAAGTACTCATCCCGGGCTTTAGCCATATCGGACGCCATCTTGCAGAGCATGAGGCCACCAATCTCGACGTTCCCAGTTTTGTCACTCCCCACCAGCATCAGTTCTGGATGGTCTACTGCCTTTACGGGCACCCAGCCTTCGCGCATCTTGCGAGACACGTTAGTTGGGTTTGCTTCGCCAAGCAGATGCGTCATGATCCAGCGGTACACATAACCCGGCTCTGGAGTCGGATCAGGCAGCGCCGAAGGTGGCACATATACAGGACGAGCAGTCTTATCGCGGGACACGAGGTCACGGGGGGTACGAGGATCAGCCATTGTTTCTCTCCAATTTTGCAACTTCAGCAGCATATTGCTGCGGGGTTAGTCCATACTTCTTTGCCAGCGCAACTTGCGTCTGGGTAAGCTGGATTTTCTTTGCGCCCGAAGAACGAGCTGCGGGGGCAACAACCGAGGTTGGCCGTTTTGAAGACTCACTTGACTTACGATCTTCAGTTCCACCAAAAACTTCGGGGAACTTTGACTTCACGCGTGCGTCAATGCGCTCGAAATAATCATCACTACGCGGGTCAATCCCGTTATTGACTAGATTTTGGTGCAGCCCTAGTGCAAAGCTGGTAACTTCCTCAAACCCATCAGACCCGAACCACTGGTTTTTTGCCTGCCAGCGCAGCGTTTTTTCGTCAGGTTGCACCTGTTGGGGTGCTGGTTGTCTTGTTTGTACAACATCTTCTTCACGTTGTAAAGGGGCCGGGCGAAAGTTTTTTGTCGCCGCAATACTCATCTTGGCTTCAGTAAGTGCTTCCTGCGCCGCAATAATACCGTCAGTATCAAACGCTTCCTGCGCAATCTTGTAATCGCGGCGGGCTTTGTCCAATGCGGCTTCGGCGGCGCTTTCAGCCATCTTGTTGTACTGCTGCGTGCCGTTATCCACATACTGTTTGAGTTTTTGGTTCTCTTGCTGCATGTGTTGGGCAAGACGCTCAAGCTCCTGCTTTTCCCGCTGAAGGGCTTCTTTGGCTCGACGCTCGTCGTGACGGGCATGGGTCAGTTCCTTGATGCGGTCCTGAGCACCCTTGGTGTAGTTCTCAATCTCGGCATCAGTGGGGTCTACCACTTCCCGGTCTAAGGGCCTGCGGCCTTTGTCACGCTCAGGCGTGTCATCGACAATTTCAATTTCAATATCGCCGTCGTCCTGTTGCGAAACTACAACAGTTTCTTCCTGCTCATCAGGAAATTTAAATTCACCTGCCATTTACTGCTCCTTCAAGCGCGGGTTAAACCGCGAGGGTCTTGCACAACTGCTTCGATCATGTCGTCGTTTATGACTCGAAACTCTTTTCCGTAGATTTTGAATCGCGTACCGGAATACGTACGCACGAGCACAAAGTCACCTTCCTCACACCACGGACCGCTTGGGAACTTGGTGGTGTCTTTGTACGCGTCAGGTCCGACCTTCATGACGAACAACACGGTTGTGGCGTGTTCTTCTTGTTTCATGAACTGGCCAGCTTTGACAATCGAGGAATTCTCGAAAGTCTCAACAACGTCAGGCACCGCACACAGCAGTTTCCAACCTTTGGGGTCGGGAAGCTGTCGGGCCTTTTCTTCATCAGTCGCTTCTGGGGCTGGAGCCTCAGTCGGTTGGATGGCTTCGGGGAGGGCAAATACGCCCGGATCAAGACTTAGTTCACTCATCTGCTTTCTCCACTTTCATAGCAAGGTCGATTACATAGCGCTCTGCGATAGCCAGACCCTGAATGGTTCCGCAAAGTTTTTGGTATTCCTCAAATGAGCGACATGCTCCGCTGGCGGCGTCGTCAGCGTAGTTGTTCATGTCTTTGCGTATTTGTTCGCGCAACACGCGTGCGAAGTCTTGAATCATTTATTTAGCCGGACCTTTCCTTTGCTGGTTGTTCTGTGCCGCTTGTTGACGGCTCTTTGCGATGTCGATGCCCATGCGGACACCTTCTCGTTCTTGGTCGGATTGCAGCTTGGCCTCGGCCTGCTTGATCTGCGATCCAACGCGCAACCCATCGAGTTCCATCTTGCCCGCCAGTGCTTGTTGTTTAAGCTCCAACTCGTCCGAACGGGCGGCGGCGTCGATGGCCAGCTTCTTCTCTTTGAGTTCCACTTCTTTCAGTTTGATCTGTATGTCCTGCTGCTGGAGCTGGAGCACGGGGTCTTGGGCTTGCTGCTGCGCCTGCTGCTGGGCTTGCGATGCTTGGCTCTGCTGGAGAACCTGCTGCGCGGCTTGGGCCATCATGCCGGACAGGGCAATCTCGATCTCTGGCGGGAGCTTCTCGTCTTCCGGTGGCAGGGGCATACCGAGCTGCTGCTCGATCTTCTGGCGGTACGCAAAGCCAACGTGCTCGGCAATGTGGGCCATCATGGCCGCTTGGATCATCGGAGCCTTGGGGCTTTGGCCAACCAACTGCATGATGATCGGGTCTTGCATCGCGGACATGTGGACCTTGATGTGCGACTCGTGGTCTTGGTACATGAACGCCTTCATCGGCTCGTTCTTGAGCGCCTGCATGTTCTCGGTCACCGGGTCTTTCGGCTTCTGGTCGTCTGGCATCGGCACGAGCTTGTCGGCGTTCTTGATGCCCAGCACCTCCAGCATGTTGCGGTGCAACTGCGGCAAGTCGTAAATGTCCGGGGCCATCTGAGCCATCTGGATGACCGCTTGGTACTGCACCACGCGCTGGCTCATGGTTGCCGCGTTGGGGTCGCTCACGGGGATGATGTCCACGTAGCTGTAGTCCTCGGCCTTGGCCAGACGCCCGCCTTTTTCTGGCTCGTACTCGTAGGACATGTCCGTGTAGTCACGGATCAGACTGGCCAGCAGACGCAGCTCCTGCTTGAACGCGTAGTGCATACGCGCCTGCACAGCCGACATAACCTTGAGCTGACGCTCCAGCAGAGCCAGCGTGGTGCCCACTGGGGCATTGGCCGACATGTCCGACACCTTCATGTCCGCAGTAGCTGCGAAGCGACGGCCTTCTTCAACGATGGTGCCCAGCAACTGGAACAAGACCATTGACGGCTCTTTATATGGCAGTGGCAGGATGTTGTCCCGCAGTGCGCCGGAGCCGATGTCTACGTCACGGAACTCACCCGGTGCAATCGGAGTGTCATCACCCTTGATCCGAAGTCCTCGGGATTTGAGACCGCCGGGTAGATTCGATAGTGTCCCGGCGTCCACGAGCTGGCGCATGATGCTAGTTGCTGACTTGGCGAAACCCCCGATAAGGTGGAACAATCCAAAGCCATACGCACCGAAGCCGGGAATGTATTGGTAGTGTACGAAGTGCTGCCGCTTAAGGCAGAGATCGTCGTCTTCGCGCCAATTACGTCGAATGGACAGAACATCGTTGGTTCCTTTGATAAGGGTTACTACGTACGGCAACGCAATACCTGTTGGCTCGCCCTCGTCGTCCTTGTCTTCAAACCCCTTGAGGTCCAAGTCAACGTGGCACTCCAGCAGGATGTAGCGGTCGTCGTTCAGGTCGTTGAAGCCGGTCTCCTTGTCCTTGGCCTTCTCGATGTTGGTCTGCTCGCGGGTCGGGTCACCCAACTCGATGTCGCGGTAGAAGCCCGCTTGCTGGAGCTTGATGATCTCGTTCTTGGTCTTGCGCATGACGTGCGTCAGGCGGTAGCAGGTGTCCAAGTCAGTCGTGCCGTACGGCAGGATGATGTCCTCGGCGGGCACAAACATCGACACCTGACGACCTAGGTTCGGGTCGTAGTACACCTTTTTGAAGGCGGAGCCGGTAGCTGGCAGTGACCACAACATGCGTTCGTGCTCTGGGCGGAACTCGCGCATCACGTCTGTCAGCTCGTGGTTCATGTCGGTCTCGACACGGCGGGCCGCTTCTTGCTTCTTGGGGGTCTCTTTGCCAATGATCTTGGTGCGGACCGGCCCCTGTGCAGGGAAAGTCTCGGTGATCGACTCGGACTGGAACCGAACAACCGCTTCGGTAATCATGGGGTGGAACACGCCTGACGCCCCGTTCCAAGGCTCAGTGCGCTCTTCGACCTGCAAGCCCAGCAATTTCAGACCTTCGGTGTAGGCTTTCTCCCACTCCTTGCGTGAGCCTTTGTCGTTTTCGATGTCACCGGCCAAGTCACCAGCCATGGATTCAATGGCGCTGTCGTCCATTTCTTCGGCCAGATTCAAGTCAA